ACCTGTGAGCAGGAGCCGTTCAAAAGTTTCTGTGACAAAGATAAGTGCATGTCCCGCCGCTACGGTATCGGGGACGAAGACTATGTGGCTGTAGATGTCAGCGGTCTGTTGATCCAACTGTCCGATCCGCGCTTGTACTTTCTGACTGTGGCAGGGAAGCGTGTGCAGCTAAACACTGAGCAGCTACAGACGCAGCAATTATTTCAGAGGGCTTGCATCGATCAAATACAAGTTGCTCCTCCGATCCTGTCTGCGCGTATGTGGCAGAGCCAGTTACGCAAGTTGCTGAACGAAGCCACGACACAGGATGTCCCAGAAGAACTGACCATGACAGGAGAGTTCAAGGAACATCTCAAGACCTACTGCACAAGCAAGATCCGCGCGATGCATCCAGAAGAGATGTTGAGCGGTAAGCCATGGACCGACAACCAAGGGTATACGTCCTTCACGATTGCGGGTCTGATGGATTACCTAACGGCTCGACGCTTCAAGGCGTTCACTCGTGCGCAGGTGCAAGAGATTTTGAAAGACATGAATGACGGGCAGAAGTGTCACGGACACAAAGCCATTAACAAAGCCGATGGATCAAGGACCACGGTGCGCGTCTGGTGGGTGCCAGCGTTTGAAAACATGGAAGTAAACCTTCCCGTAAAGGAGATCGATAATGACATCCCATTCTAAGATGATGAAAGCGAAAGATATAGCGGAGTGGCTCGGGGTGTCTGAGTCCGCAATCTACAAATGGGTGAGCGATGGAGAGTTCCCGCGTCCGTATAAGCTAGGCAATGGGGACGCAAGACGATCTGCCAGTCGGTGGGATCGGGACGAAATCAAACAATGGTTGGAGGAACGTCGTGATACCTAATGCAACACTGATCCTGGGACCACCAGGATGCGGCAAAACCTACACACTGATCGAGCGTGTGCAGGAGAAGCTAGAGCAGGGTGTACATCCCTCACGCATAGGCGTGGTTTCGTTTACCACCAAGGCGATTGGAGAGTTCATCGAACGCGCGTGTGCCAAGTTCAATCTGTCGCGCAATGACTTCCCACACTTCCGCACTCTACATGCCACGGGCTACCATGGCTTGGGTCTGCAACGCGGTGATGTCATGGACCACGAGGATTACAAGCGGCTCGGGGAGATACTGGGTTTGATCTTCAAGAACGCGGACGCGACATCGATGGACGATGGGATACCGATCCCTTCGATCAAAGGTTCGGGGTCCAAGTACCTCCAGTTGATTATGCGTTCGATCTATCGTGAGAAGGATCTGGACTACGAGTATAATTACGAAGAGGACTACACGCTCGACTTCTGGAAGCTAGTGCAGGTCAAGGCGCAGCTTGAGGAGTACAAGTCCAAGATGAACAAGTTTGATTTCTCTGACATGATTGCCAAGTACATCGACATGGTTGAGCCGCCGCACCTCGATCTTTTGATTGTGGACGAAGCGCAGGATTTGACGCCATTGCAGTGGACCATGGTTGAGAAGATGGCACAGAATGCCGAGCAGGTTTTGATCGCGGGTGACGACGATCAGGCTATCCACCGTTGGACCTCTGTAGACATCGAGCGGTTCAAGGAAAGCTCTGACGCCATTGAGGTACTCAACCAATCCTATCGGCTCCCACGCAGCGTCTGGAGCCTCGCTATGCGCGTATCTAAGCGTATACCCGAGCGGTTGGAGAAAGAGTTCTTTCCGCGTGAGGAAGAGGGTTCGGTTACGTCAGTCGGGGACATCGACTACCTGCCTCTGGAAACAGGGTCGTGGACCATCATGGCTCGGATCAACGGCTACGTCAGCGACATCGCGGAGAAGCTAGAAGAGGCGGGGTATTTCTACAGCCGCAAGGGCAATCCCTCGATCAGCCGCAAGAAGACGGAAGCCATGGCGACATGGGTCGAACTGCAAGAAGGCAAGAGCCTCGGTCTGGGACGGATACAGAAGTTCTACGAGGCGGTGCCCAAGATGGGAGCGGGGGCCGTGGTCAAGCGGGGCGCGTCCAAACTTTTGGATGCTGCGGGACCAGAGGACCTACTATCATACTCTACGCTAGCCAAAGAGTTTGGTTTGATTGCGCCCATCGACACGCATCCGATGGACATCGTAAAGATGTCGGAGCAAGAGAAGGTTTACGTTCGCTCTCTGGAGCGGCGTGGAGAAAACATCTACGAAGAACCACGGATCAAACTGTCCACCATCCATGCGATGAAGGGCGGGGAGGACGATAACGTGGCAGTATACTTGGGATCGACACAAAGCTGCGTAGATGGAAAGCATCCCGAGGACGAGCATAGGGTGTTCTATGTTGCGGTCACACGCGCAAAGAAGAACCTATACCTAATTGAGACAGATAAAACATACAGGTACGAGATATGAACAGAGACGAAGTCTTACTCAAAGCAGGGGATTACATCAACGGTCAGAGGGCCAAGGACTATGGCGAGGCGTACGATAATTTCACGCGCATTGCAGATGGTTGGAACCTGATCGTCAAAGAAGCATTTGTCAGCACAGGATACCTAACGCCACAGCACGTTGCGTTGATGATGGATTGGGTCAAGACTGCGCGGCTGCTGCATAACACAGACCATGATGACTCTTGGATCGACAAGTGTGGATACAGCGCACTTGGTGCCGAGTTCCACGAACGCGAGAAGAAGATCAAAAAAGCACAGGAAGCATTCATGGGGAAACGCGATGTCACTGGATAAAGATAGCGTCATTGCCGCACAAATGGATCAGGGCAAGGAGATGGCGTGGAACATCCCGTCTGATTTCCCTGACCTAACGCATCACAAGCAGATCGCAATCGACCTCGAAACATGCGACCCGAACCTGACCACGCTCGGCCCAGGGTGGGTCCGCAGGGATGGATACATCGTCGGGATCGCTGTGGCTGCGGGAGATTGGGAAGGGTACTACCCGATCCGCCACGCCAACGGTCACAACATGGATGCGAGGATCGCGCTCAAGTGGCTCAAGAAGCAGATGGCGACACCGCATATCGACAAGATCATGCATAACGCCACCTACGATCTGGGATGGCTCAGAGCCGAGGGCGTGGAAGTACAGGGCCGGATCATCGATACGATGATTACTGGGGCCGTAGTGGACGAGAACCGCTTCTCCTATAGCCTAAACAACCTTGGGCGGGACTATCTAGGCGAACGCAAGAACGAGAAGCTGCTGCGCGTTGCAGCGGCGGAGTGGGGCTTGGACCCCAAGGCGGAGATGTACAAGCTGCCGCCAGAGTTTGTTGGTCGCTATGCCGAGCAAGATGCGGGTATGACACTGCGCCTGTGGGAGCGGTTGAAGATCGAACTCGACAACCAAGACCTCTGGAGTATCTGGAACCTAGAAACAAGCCTGATCCCGATGATGTGTGACATGCGTCAGCTTGGTGTCCGCGTCGATATCGACAAAGCCGAACAGGCCAAGAAGTTTTTCAAGGCTGAAACCAAGAAGCTGAAGGACGAGATATTCCGCCAGACCAACGTGAAGATCGAGCCGTGGGCTGCGTCTTCTGTGGCTATGGTCTTCGACGAACTAGGGGTGGCGTATCCTACGAGCGAGAGTACGCAGGACGACATGTTCCGTAAAGGCGGGGTGCCATCGTTTACAAAGCAGTGGCTCTCTGCGCATCCGCATCCGGTAGCCAAGATGATTGTAAAGCTGCGGGAGTTTGACAAGGCGGACAGTACGTTCATCGATACGATCCTGAAGCACGAACACAATGGTCGGATCAACTGCGAATTTCACCAGCTACGCTCTGACGATGGTGGCACGGTGACGGGGCGGTTCTCTTCCTCGAACCCAAACCTACAGCAAATCCCTGCACGGGATCCCGAGATCAAGAAGCTGATCCGTGGTCTGTTCATTCCAGAGGACGGCACGAAGTGGGGATCGTTTGACTACTCAAGCCAAGAGCCAAGGTTATTGGTTCACTTTGCAGCTAGCCTGAAGGGCGACTTCAAGCATCCGCTCGTTGATAAGATCGTGGAGGAATACCACACGGGTGATGTGGACCTACACCAGATGGTTGCGGACATCGCAGGTATCAGTCGCAAGGAGGCCAAAGTCGTTAACCTTGGTATCATGTATGGCATGGGTAAAGGCAAACTGGCAGCGCAGCTAGACATCTCTCCAGACGACGCGGGGGAACTGCTTGCCACGCACCGTGAAAAGGTGCCGTTCGTTAAGAACTTAGCGGAACTGGCGACACAGCAAGCCGCAAAGACAGGGCAGATACGGACGCTGCTCGGGCGCAGATGTCGCTTCCATTTGTGGGAACCTATGTCCTTTGGTTACAAAAAACCTTTGCCATATGAAGAGGCAATCAAGGAATATGGTCAGCCTCTGAGAAGAGCGTTTACTTACAAGGCGTTAAACAAATTGATCCAAGGTTCAGCAGCCGACCAAACGAAAAA